AGGGCCTAAGAAGATAGGTGGGCTTATACTTACGGAAGAACTAGACGAAACTAATAGGTATATAAAAGCTACGATTATCTCTACAGGTAATCTAGTGGAAGGCCTAAAAGATAAAGACATTATATATTACGACAAACATGCTGGACATGGTATAACTTGGGCAAATACAATGTACCATGTAATCCGAGCAAGAGATGTAGTTCTAGTGGAGTAAGTACTTCGCTAAACGTGTGATATATATATTAGACCTAAACCAAGAGCCAGAAACCTTAAACGGTAAATCAATAAACAATTAATAATTTAAAAAAAAAGAAATTATGGGAGAAACTTTCGTATTATTCAAAAACACAGCGGAGGCAGCTACAGCTTTTCCGTTATCAAAAACAACTTGGCACGCTCTTAACGACGCTATAATTTGCACATCTTTAGAAGGAGCCAATAAGCAAGCTGTATCTGTAGCTTGTACAGACGCAACATCCGCTCTTAGACTAAAAGAGATTTTAGATCTTTTAGGTAGAGCTAGCGTTAAGTCTGGCGGGTGTATTGTAATCACAGATGACACTAACACTTCTGCGAATATAGTTGCGGGATTAGGTGACACTACTATTACAGCTGCTGACGTAGCTTAATCTTAAATGCGATTAACAGCGCAGGATCTGCGTGATATGAATATCCTTAAGTACTACAGGCTCACAAGAAAGTGGGCCTGTAAGACTTATGGGTTAACAGATGCCGATCTAGAGTTATTGATATACCTAGATCATAAGGGTAGATTTACCCGAAACGAATTTATCGACGGTGCTTACACATATTCTTGGGATAAGAAAAGGTGGGAGAAACTGCGATCAGCTGGATGGATAGAGGTCTGGAGACATAGGAATAGAACTAGTATAAAGTTCTCTGTGTACAAGACTTCTTTCAAATGCTCACAGCTAGTCACTAGGATATACCGTATCCTATTAGGCGAAGAGGATCTACCGACCTCAGAGCGGAGTATATTTTTTAATAACAAGTCATATACAGATAAGGTCTACAATAAGTCCATAGATGATATGATACGAGATACAGATAGATAATGGGCTTTAAACTAGGTAAAGAAACTAGACGTATTAGAGACTCTAAAGATACACCCATATTTAGGAAAACCCTAGATAAAGGTATACTTGGTGAGGCTAATATGGATGGTAGTATTTTCATAGATAAAAGCGTCAAACCTGGTAGCGCGCAAGAGCAAAAAGTTATAAACCACGAGGGTTTACACGCGAAAGAAATGAAGTCAGGTAAGATTGAGTACGGCGATGATTTTGTGAGGGACGGTAAGAAAACTTACCACAGGAAAGACGGTAAGATTAAATACAACGGCAAGTGGCACGAGGAAGGGAGTAACGTATTCCCATGGGAGAAACGCGCTAAAAAAGCAGAGAAATGAACATACTAGGTAAATTATTCTCTAGCGGAGCAACTGAGCTTGTTAAAGGGATTGGCGGGGTATTGGATAACTTGGTAACATCTAAGGATGAAAAGCTAGACGCAGAGCTAAAGATAAAAGAATTAATCTCGAGGTACGAGATTGAGATGGAGAGCAATATAACAGCTCGATGGGAGGCGGACGCAAAAACAGATTCATGGCTTGCTAAGAACGTCCGGCCGTTGGTGTTGATATTCCTGATAACGTGTACCATGCTGCTAATATTTATAGACGCCGGTGTGATAGACTTCGATGTCAAAGCCTCTTGGGTTGACTTACTACAACTAGTACTAATAACTGTGATTGGAGCCTACTTCGGAGGACGATCACTAGAAAAGATAAAAAAATAAAATTATGGCTCAGAATATAAATCAAATAGACGTAGGTCAAGGCGGTGGTGCTTATTTAGATGACGTTGACGCTTATGTAGCACCAACAGGAAAAGTAATAGTAGCTATTAATGTAGTAGTTGCTGACACTAGCTTCACGACGCTAACACCTACGAACGACACGGGCAGTAACACCTACCATATAGGAACAACCGTAACAGCCGCGGCCACTGGTAACGGAGTAAACGCTGAAGCTATAATTGAAGCCGATAACTTCCCAATTGGTTGGATATACGGTAGATGGTCTGCCGTAACACTAGATGATGGCGCAGCATTCTTATACTTCGCGAACGAGTAAGAAAACAATAAACAATTTAATTTAATACAATATAATTATGGGTAAAAAGAAAAACAAGGTCGTAGACCTAAAGCCAGAGAAGATCTCTGAAGAGCAATTAAAAGAGTTGCAACAAGTGGTTTCGGCTATTAATAAGTTGCAGTTCGATATTGGAGCTATGGAGGCGCAGAAGCATAACGCTCTACACGCTATGTTCCAAGGCAACGATAAGTTAAACGAAATGCAAGGCAGACTCGCTGAGCAGTACGGTACCAACGATATTAATATCCAAGACGGTACAGTGAACTACAAAGAAGATGAGCCATCTGATTCGTAAGATCACGATAGGTAAAGACTACAAAAATGACTCCATGCACTACGCCGTAGGGCAAGAGGTGTATGGAGGTCATACCATTTGTGATATACTAGAAGAGAAAGATAAATACTCTATATATATCAAGAAAGGTAAAACAGTTATACCTTGGAAAGATTTTAATAAGAATATGGCCATATCTGTTGAGTATAACCTAGAGTACTAATGCAGTCCGTTTACAACTACGTTGTAGAGCCGCTAGGAGAGAGGTATAACAACAGTAAGAAGGTTGGAGATAAAGAACTCATACTAAACACTGAGATCTATAATCACCAACACGTAAATAGAGAGGCTAAGGTTCTATCTGCACCTAAAATAGGTGGTTCAGAAATACTCGCTGGGGATACAGTCACCCTACACCACAACGTCTTCAGAAGATGGCATGATGTAAAGGGTAGAGAAAGGAACAGTAGGTCTTTCCTTGAAGAAGGTAAATATCTAGTAACGCAAGACCAGATATACCTATACAAGCGAGATGGAGACTGGACATGTCCTAAAGGATACTGCTTTGTGCAACCTATTAAGGACAAAAGCCAGTTAAGCGTTGAAACTGAAAAACCTCTAGTTGGAGTTGTAAAATACTCCGACGACAACACAAGTGTAGGTGACTTAGTTGGTTTTGATCCAGTAAGTACTTTTGAGTTTGTGGTGGACGGTAAAAGGATGTATAGGGCGTTATCTAAATTTATTACAATTAAATATGAATATCAAGGAGACGAAGAGGAATATAATCCAAGCTGGGCAGATAGCCGTTGAAGAGTTAATCAAGGTAGCTAAAGAAGCTATTGTTGATTCAGGTGATGATATCACCGCTGACAGACTCAAGAATGCTGCTGCTACAAAAAAGCTTGCTATCTTCGACGCCTTTGAGATATTAAGTAGAATCCAAGAAGAAGACAATCTTTTAGAAGGCCGAGAGCCTGAAGACAAGGGAGGTAAAGTTTTTAAGGGTTTTGCTGAAGGAAGATCTAAGTAATGTACGAGCAGACGTTATTAAAAATAATAGAGCCTATAAAGAAAACCACTCTAACCAGGTTAAATAGAGGTAAGAAGTGGAAGTATGGTTACGATAAGGATCACGATCTAGTGGTATTATCCAAGACTGGGGTTATAGGTGAGATATATGATATACAGGGCTTTAAAATTGCTCTACCTAAACCCACTAATGTTTTCAAGCACGAGAGCAATAAGTGGAAGAAGGTGGATCAACCCAAAGAGCTTAGCCGCATAAAAACTATATTCGACTGGAGAAGTTACCCAGACGAGCAAAAAGAAAAGTGGCATGAGTATATAGACGAAGAGTTCAGGCGTAGGGATGAAGGGTTTTGGTTTACAAATAATGGTAAACCCACCTACATAACCGGGAGTCACTATATGTACTTGCAATGGAGTAAGATTGATGTTGGTGCGCCAGACTTCAGAGAGGCCAATCGACTGTTCTTTATATTTTGGGAGGCTTGTAAAGCCGATAAAAGATGCTATGGAATGTGCTACCTTAAGAACCGCCGTTCAGGATTTTCTTTTATGAGTTCAGCTGAAACAGTTAACTTAGCCACTATATCGAGTGATAGTAGATACGGGATACTCTCTAAGTCTGGTGCCGATGCAAAGAATATGTTCACAGATAAGGTTGTACCTATATCAGTAAACTACCCTTTCTTTTTCAAACCGATACAAGACGGTATGGATAGGCCGAAGTCGGAGTTGGCGTATAGAGTTCCTTCTACTAGATTTACTAGAAAGAAGATCCAGAGTGGCGATAGGCTAGAAGAGCTTGCGGGGTTAGATACAACGATTGACTGGAAGAACACAGGGGACAATAGCTATGACGGTGAAAAGCTAAGCCTACTGGTCCATGATGAGAGCGGTAAGTGGGAAAGACCAGATAACATATTAAATAACTGGCGAGTCACAAAGACTTGCTTAAGACTTGGTAGTAGAATCGTAGGAAAATGCCTTATGGGATCTACTTCAAACGCGTTAGATAAAGGAGGTCGTAATTTTAAGAAACTATATAATGACTCAGATGTTGCAAAGCGAAACCGTAATGGACAAACGAAGTCTGGGTTGTATTCTCTCTTTGTCCCAATGGAATGGAACTATGAAGGGTTTATTGACGAATACGGATTTCCAGTCTTTGATAATCCAGGTGATGGAAAACGACTGGGACCGGACGGTGAACTAATAGATGTTGGGGTTGTAGATAGTTGGGAGAATGAGGTTGATGGTCTAAAGGAAGATCAAGACGCTTTAAATGAGTTTTACCGCCAGTTCCCTAGAACTACGGAACACGCTTTCAGAGATGAGAGTAAAAGCAGCATCTTTAATCTAATGAAGATATACGAGCAGATAGACTACAACGAAGGGAGTAGGCACGCAGCTCACACCACAACCGGGAGTTTTGGTTGGGTTAATGGAATTAAGGATTCAAAGGTGATTTTTCACCCAGATCCAGGAGGTAGATTTAAAGTAAGCTGGGTACCACCAGCGCACTTGCAGAATAAACAAATAATAAAAAATGGTGTTAAGTTCCCAGGCAATGATCATATTGGCGCGTTCGGCTGTGACAGTTATGATATTAGCGGTACTGTTGATGGCAAAGGGTCGAAAGGCGCGCTCCACGGATTAACAAAGTTTTCTATGGAAGATGCTCCTTCGAGCACGTTTTTCTTAGAGTATATAGCAAGACCACAAACCGCTGAGATGTTTTTTGAAGATATGCTTATGGCTCTTGTGTTTTATGGTATGCCTATATTAGCAGAGAACAATAAACCAAGATTATTGTACTACCTACGCCGAAGAGGCTATAGAGGCTACAGTATGAACAGACCAGATAAGGTTTGGAAAAAGCTATCAGTTGCCGAAAAAGAGGTGGGTGGTATACCAAACTCAAGTGAAGATATTAAACAAGCCCATGCCTCAGCTATTGAGATGTACATACAAGAACACGTAGGTCACCTAGGTGAAGGTAACTACGGAACAGTGTACTTTAACGAGTTGTTAAACGATTGGGCTAGGTTTGACATAAATAAGAGAACAAAGCACGATGCCTCTATAAGTTCTGGTTTGGCTATCATGGCTTGTAACAGACACTTGTATGCGCCTAACGCTAAGATAGAAACACAACCCTTGGATTTGACTATAGCAAAATATAACAATAAGGGATTTAATTCCCAGATAATTAAGTAAGCATGGCTATTTACGATAACTTTCCTTCTCAAGCGGTCCCTGACCTAGAGAAAATGAGCCAAGAGTATGGGCTCAAGGTGGCTAGAGCTATAGAGCAGGAGTGGTTTAGTGAATCACATAGCAATAGATACAACCACACTCAACAAAAGTTTCATAACCTAAGGCTGTATGCCAGGGGCGAGCAGCCTATACAAAAATATAAGGACGAGTTATCTATTAATGGTGATTTGTCTTATCTTAACTTAGACTGGAAACCAGTACCTATTATACCTAAATTCGTGGATATAGTAGTCAATGGGATGGCTGAAAGGATGTTTAGCATAAAAGCCTACTCCCAAGATCAATACGGTGTAAGTAAGAGAACTGAGTACATGGAGTCTATAATGAGGGACATGGACTCTAAGGTGTACAATGATCAAGCAGCTAAAATGTTTAATGTAGACTTGTATGAAAACAAAAAAGAAGAACTACCTGACACTAAGGAAGAGCTAGACCTACACATGCAGCTTAACTACAAGCAAGCTGTAGAGATTGCTGAGGAGCAAGCTATAAATGTTTTATTGGATGGTAATAAATATG